CCGGGCGCAAAAGGCAGGAGACCAGGTTACCTTCACCTTTAAAGGTGTACAGACTCAGACTAAGTTCACCAATGAGGCAATCAGAGAGTACATTCTTAGCCTTGGCGATTACGAAGGTGTAGCCGGGGCAGCAGCTGCTGTGTCTGGTACTCTGGGAGGTCAGGTCAATAACTTAGGCGATGCATGGGATGGCTTTCTTAACAAGATAGGCACATTGCTGAAGCCTGTTTTAACTAATGCTCTAAACACAACATCGCAATTTATGGATGACATAAATGCTTTGTTTAACAATGCTAAAACCGGAGCAGAAAAAATGGCTGCTGAAGAGTTATCGGTTTATGAATTGGCAAAAGATAATGCCATGAAAATGACCGATGCCCAACTTGAGGCAAAAATTAAAGCTACTGATCAAGAAATTAAAATATTAACCAAGAAAAAAGTTGATTATGAAAAATTTATAGCTGACTCAGATGATGCATCATTGGCTGCGAGTTATCAGAAACTAATTGATAACATCAATATGGAGATAGCTGCTTACAATGGTGGTAATGCAGCATTTAAAGAGCAACAGCAATTAAGAATTGATAATGCAGCTAAGACAGCCAAACAACTGGCTGATTTTGAAAAGCAAAGGGAGGCAGATGCTGAAAAAGCAAGAAAAGCTGCCGAGAAAGCAGAGAAGGAGCGAGTGGCTGCTGAAAAGCAGAACTTCCAAGACCGCATGCAACTTCTTAACCTGGAGAAAGAGCAGCGCAAGTTATTGGGTGAGCTAAGAGGTGACCCTACTGCTGCACTTGCTGCCGAAAAAATTTATGAACAGCAGGTTTATGACCTTAAAAAAGAGTTTTTAGAGAAGAAAATTGGTCTTAAACAAATTGAAGTAGACAATGCTGAGCTATCAGCCAAGGCATCAGCAAAGGCTTATGAGGATGCGGTTGAGAAGGAAAAGTTAACAGCCATATCATTGACTGACTTTTTAGCCAAAGAGAATGCCAAGAGAGAAGAGGATGACAAAAAATTATTTGACTCTCGATTGGCAGCAATGAAAAAATTCGTTTCTCAATACGAGAGTACTTATAAAGATGCAATTGATAAGGAAGTTAAAAAATATAAGGAAGCAGAGGAAATTAAAGCAGCATCCATTGAGTTAGGCAATCAATTAGCAGCCGGAGCATTCAATTTATACTCCCAATCAATAGATAGGGAGATAACTTTATTAAATAAAAGGGCAAATGCAGAAATAGCTTTAGCTGATGGCAACGAGCAAAAGATAGCAGAAATCAATGCCAGGAGAGAGCAAAAGCAGGCCGAACTTCAGCGCAAGCAATTTGAAGCTGAGAGAGCAGCAGCCATTGCCAGAGTAGTTTTTGAAACTGCTGCCATCATAGCTAAGTGGTCAAGTAACCCTGTGACACTACCACTTGCTGCTATTACCTTAGCTGCTCAGGCTGCCCAGATTGGATTCATATTTGCTCAGAAAGTACCTGAATTTGCTGAGGGTACAAAAGGCAAGCCATTTGAAGGAGGTCTGGCAATGGTTGGTGAGAAAGGTGTGGAGAAGGTAGTAACCAAGTCAGGCAAGGTTTACTTCACTCCACCGACAGCTACCCTGGTTGACCTGCCCAAAGGCTCTCAGGTTATCCCTAATTCCAGCCTAAGCAAGCAGGAGGTGTTCTGGGCTAATCGCCTTTCCGGAGGACAGACAACAGCCAATCCAATGGTAGGCAAGCTGGATGAATTAGGCAGCATTTTAAAGTCTCTGCCCATCACTCAACTTAATATGGATGAGCGAGGATTTGAGAAGTATATTCGCACCGAGCGAAGGACTACAAAGATTTTGAACAACAGGTTCAGAAGTTCGCAATAGTCATAGGTACTTTTATTGGTTTAGATCAAGTGAAACAGCCCTTGCGATGCAGGGGCTTTTTCTTTTTACCTTTGCTACATGGCAAATTGGAAGTTTTACCTTGATGGCAATGAAGTAGAAGAACCCATAGGCTGGGATGCCATTGAGTTCACTGCTATCCGGATGGAGAGTCATGGCATTGACCAGCCATTCAGCACCGAATTAAAGTTTTATAATAAGGGAGCAAAATATATCAAGGCCATCTATGACCAGTACTTCATTAATCAGCCGATTGCCATAACCATTACCTCAGATGTAGGCTACAATAATGCTCCCTGGCAGTTTGATGGCTTTCTCAACATGGCAATCTATCAAGAGCATAATGTCTGCGACACTGATAGCTGGGAGATAACTGTTGGCATTATTGATGACAACTTCAGGGAGGAGTTCAAAGCCAGGCAGGATGTAGAGATTGACCTGACCAGCACAACGGATTTGAATGACAATGCTATATCAGCCATTAGTCAAAAGGAGATCAGGCTGCACAGGCAAGACTTGTACCTTCAGGCTAATGGCAAGAACTTAGATGACTACACTAACACTATTAGCAACACAGCCGGGCCAGCATTACAGACATTCATTCTTGCCCCTACCTTCTGGCAGCAATCTGACTTTACTCAGGAGTTTGGAAGCACTCCTAATACTAATGTCATTTTTTTTACGGGAGCTGGCAACCTTGGTAATAGCCCGATATTTATCAATAATGGCACTACATCAAGGACATTTACCTACACAATTACTATCCATTGGAGAGCGGAGAGTACTGGGCCAAATCCATCCATATATAACCTACTGCTTCTTCAGCTTAATGGCAATATTCCAGAACCGTATCCACCAAGTATAGGTCTGCATACTGCAACACTTAATCCTGGTGATGTTGAGGTCATTAATACTACCTACACAGGAACGGTAACCATTGCCACAGGCATTAAATTATCTCTTCTTTTTTTACCGGATTTGGCAATTGGGGGAGCGACTGAAATAACTCTATACAAGGGCTACACAATAACTTTGGAGGAGGTCAACTCAGGAGAGTATGCCTCCACAGCCAATTGCCTGACCATTGAGCAATGGCTCAGGAGGAGCATCTATGTAATGACTGGCAGCAACAATAAGCTGCTGTCTGATTGCTTTAGTGAGGCTGATGATGGCTGTTACTGGAACAATGCCCTGACCAATGGCCTGAGATTAAGGCAGGCAGATGGTCAGAATGGACTTGGCGCATTAAGGACAAGCTGGAAAGCCATCTTTGAAGACCTTGACAAAATCTTTTGCCTTGGATGGGCATTTGAGTGGACTGGATCAGAGTGGAAAATCAGAGTTGAGCCAAGGGAGTACTTTTACCAGAACTCAATTAGTTCGACCTTTTTTAATGTCGGTGAAGTAACCCAGATGGCTAAGGTTGACATGTTAATGAACAACATCACCCTTGGCTTTACCGACACATGGAAAAACATACAGCTTTCTGGAGTCTTTGCCATACACACTGACCGCAATTACTTTGTTGCTAACCGGGCAATGGCTGAAAACTCAACAGCAAAGCTGGACATGAGAACAAACATCATCGGAGAAGGTTATGCAATTGAGTTCAGCAGAAGGCTATCCGGCATAACATTTGGCGGTGCTACTTCAGATAGGCCAAATGACTATGAGACATTCATCATCTGGCTGACCAGAGCAGAGGTGACATTAGACAACATTGAAGGTACTTGCTTCAATCTGCCTCAGGAGACAGGCACAGTTACCTTTGCTCCTGGAGAAATCAGCATGCCATCCAGCTTCATTGCCTTCAGTAGCTCACCATTAGAAAACCTTTACAACATCTGGCACACACCGGCACGAATTGCACTCAGGTGGTGGAAGGTGCTTGGCATGCACACCTTTGGACTCACAAATCCACAGCTTCAGTTTCAAGTAGGCCAGTATCAGACCGGCTATTACTCCCAGATCAATGACAGCACCGAACCTTGCCAGCAGTATCTAATTGATGACCCACTTTATGAAAATGTCAGCCCAAGACCGGATGTGCTTAGGGATGGAGAAAAGGAGTACTTATTTAAGCCGATAGGCATTGAGTTTAGCTATCCACAAAGTCTCTGCGATTTCTTAACTTTGAGCCAAGATGAGCAGTACCGGAAAGTCAGGCTCACCTCTGGTAGCTTGGATGTTCAAGGGTTTATCACCGAGGCCACCAATCAGCCAGAGGATGCTTCCGGAGGTACAACTAAATTCACTCTGCTGATGTCAGCACAGGATGCCCTTGAAGGAGGTGCTTTCTCAGATGGCTTCAGCGATGGCTTCGACATAGATGGCTAACATAACCAGGGCATCATTAGATGCCAATGCACTAACTAACTTCCCGGACAATAACACTAACTTCATCACACCTGCACTACTCAGGGCATGGCTTGATGATGCTGTGGATAGCTTTGTCACCCAGAAGGACAAGAGTACTCTGGAGAATGCGATCTATGAGAATGAGGGAAGTGCATTAACTGCTGCTGCAACTATTAATCTGGCAAATGCATCGGGCAACTATCTGCACATAACCGGAGCATTCAATGGTGTAAATTCATTTGGCATTTGTCCGGCAGGGGCAAGGTTTATCCTGGTCTTCGATGGGGTATGTACCTTGACTGACTCAGCAACTCTTGTGTTGCCCGGAGGCTCAGACATCACTACTGCTGCCGGAGACTGTGCCATGCTTGTCTCTGAAGGCTCAGGAAGTTGGCGCATGGTTGGCTTTTTCCCAATCTCTGGAGGAGGGGGAGGAGGAGACATTACAGCGGTAACTGCCGGAACTGGATTAAGTGGAGGAGGCACAAGTGGAGCAGTTACTTTGAACCTGGCTAATACTGCTGTCACTCCTAATAGTTATACCAATGCCAACATAACCGTTGATCAACAAGGCAGAATCACAGCAGCCTCAAGTGGTACATCAGGAGGTGTGCCAGGGGGAGCAGACACAGAGGTTCAATACAACAATGCCGGAGCATTCGGAGGCATTCCTGAACTCACTTATTCAGGTGGATTTGTGCAGATTGAAACACCTAAGATAGGCACAGGCAATGGCAATGGACATCTTCATATTCACTCTGCCAACTCTGCGCCTACTGGGATAACCAACTACCTAACTACATGGTGGGAGAAGGCTACCAGAGTACTTGGATTTAGATCAGAGACTGACACCCATGAGACCTACATCCAACTAACTGCGCCTACTGCGGATAGAACTATTACTCTTCCTGATGCATCTGGCAATGTGGTTATTGACACTACTGTGCCTTCATTTAGCAATGGAACAAGTGCCGGAGAAATTAGACTTCTTGAACCTTCAGGAAGTGGAACTCAATCGGTAGGAATCAAGGCTCAGGCAATGGGTTCTAATTATGATCTAACATTGCCAGTTAATGCAGGTACAAGTGGTCAGGTTTTGCAGACTAATGGTTCGGGATTATTAAGTTGGACAAGAAATGGTGGCACTATTAATGCATCATATCTATTAGACACCACAGAAACTCAGGCAACCGGAACTGCTGAAACAATTAATAAGACTCTCTTAATTCCTGCGAATACATTTTCTGCACAAACTTCTTTTAAAATTATTGTAAGAATTAGAAAAGACAATCCTGGATTTAATGTAGTAGCTACCAGAATTTACATTGGAACAAACCCGGCAAGCATTGTGGGGGCATTTAACTTAGGATTGTGGAATTTTGTAGCAGCATTAGCTTATAATGCTACAATAATGGAAAGAAGTGTTTTAATTATTAACCCAACAACACAAACCCAATATAATTTACCACAAAATGGCACAACAGCAATTACCGATGTAATTAATGGAACGAATACTATCTCTGCCATAGATTGGACAGTCAGTCAATATATAATTGTAACAACTGCATCAAGTGCAGCAACATACTCAGCATTTATTAGGTCAATTCAAATAATCCCACAATAATATGTTAGAACTAATTTTTGATAATCAATTGTTATTATTTAATGGATTAGAATACAATGTCATTGATTTACAACATAGTTCTGATGAAGTGGTTTTGACAACGATTCAAAATGATATTTACTATTCGGTTATAGCTTTAGTTGCTAATCAGGTAACTATTAATGGAGTTCTTCAGACATCGACACAGATGATAATTGACACATTGAGCAATGGCTAATCCACATCCATTTTACCGATTTAGCAAAGCATGGAATGCCGGATTTTACCCGGATAACCAGATCATGTCTGACCTTCTCAATGAAATCAGGAATGACTTGGTTACTTATGTTGCTACTAACCCTTGGTCAGGCAAAACCATAAATCAATGGTATAACCTGGTCAAGCAATTCATAAACACTTACACCCAGTCACCCTATTTCGGTGAGTTTGATTTTACCATTCAAAAAATAAGCGACATCCCCAATTGGGAGTATAACATTAACATCTTTAACCCTGACCTTACGGCTACAACAGCAGGTCAGGTAATTACCATCAATGGGTTTTTTAACAACACCACACAGCAGGTAGTTAATGCTAATGTCAATGCCTTTACTCCGGGTCTTTTTTTCCCGATTGGGGTTGACTTTACATTAGTAGAGCAAGAGGTTAAGGCAAGAGAGGCATTAAAAATTGTTGATCTAAATGGGTCTGCTTTTTTCCCTCCTGTATATTCACTTAACCAGACAACCAATGTTGCTACATCTGCACTTGCCAGAGCAAGAGACTTGCAACTTGTAAATGGAGTAGTAAGTAGATTTCCTGCCGATAATTTGCCTTATCAAAATCAAAGGCTATTTGAATTGCCTCAGTTGGATGGAGATGATACCTACATTATCAGCATTATGGAGCGCATCATTCAGGCATCCATTGGTGATACTGATTATACCACTTCCGTACTGGCTACTTATAATAGTTTCACCATGCCGGATGGATGGGTAAAGTCAGTTAACTATCCTTCATTCACTACTTACGAAAGAGTTCAATTTAATTTTGTAAATGCCTCCAGAAGGAAGTTTATTTTGGTAGGCAGACTGGATGGCAATTGGCTTTGGCAGAGATTTGTCTCTGATGAATTTGCAAATCCGGTTTACAATTTTTTAAGTGCCTACACCGAAACAAATGCATTGCCTTATTATCCACTTCAGGCAGGAAGATGGCTTTATAATGATGACACATTTGACTTTGAATTTGTAGAGTTTACTTCAGGCTGCTATGTCTCTGAGGAGTTCTATGCTATGCCGGCCAAGCCAGGAGACCAATTCCAGTTTAATGTCTGGGATGCCAACATGCTTGGTGTTGACTCTGCATTAGTTGGGTTGTTTGAGCAGGATGGAACATTCATTCAGCAGATAGGTACGGCAATTAGACCGACATCTATAACCTGTGAGTCAGCTTGTCAATATGCATTCAGCTATGTATTGACAGCTGAAAATGTAGAGGCTTACCTTGATGCAATAAATAATGCTATTCCCTCATCTCTCTTTGATCCTCCGGTAAATTTTAAATGGACAATTGAAAGTGATGAGCCTGGAATTATTGGTGTTGGTAGCTTTCTTTTAATTTTTGGCTTACCCGAATTGACCATGAGCAGCATCACTGCCATTGCATCAGCATTTGGCATAGTGATAACGGAGGAGGATGGCAATTATACATTCACCTACACTGCTTCTAATTTACCATGTGGATTTGATTACACATTTAACAATGAATTGTCTGGTGGTGTAAATGATGAGCTATTTACAACTGAGCCTTACACTTGTGTGTGCAGCACAATTGATGCTGAACAGTTGCAAGCATCGGTTACAATTCCAAGCAAGCAAGGGTGTTACCGGATTGGTTTATATAATGAGCCTACCATTACACCGCCAACAGGAACTTGTGAATTAACCTTCAATTACTTTCTGAGTGGATTGATTGAATTAAACACAATGAATGAGGACTATCCTGGAGAGTTTCTAACATTTGCGTTATTCGATGGGACAAATTACTCTCAGGTCTATCAATGCCCAACACCTTTCCCAATTGCGCCAATTGATTTGATTACTACTGTTGTTGACTTTGGGAATAGCATACCTGGTATGACTGTTGATTATAGTGAACCTCTGAATGATTTTACTTTCACATGGGTAGTTACGGTTGATTGTGGTCAAGAATATAGAATGCAATCAGGAGTTACGGATGCTGAAGACAATTGGAATTTTCTATGGTTTGCAACCGAGTATCAACCGTGCGAATGCCCTCCTGAAACAGAGACCTCTTTTGAGCTATACAGCCTGAGCAACATCATTAACATTGATGCCTCTGATTGCTTTAGTACAATGATTGAGTTTTGGCAGGATTCAGACTCAATTGCCCAAGGCTTTGAATACTTTAATGGCTGGAAGCAGAGAGTTCGCATTGGTCTTAATGGTGGAGGAGAAAAGCCGGTGATAGAAGAAAGCCTATACAGACAATCTAATGGGGTACATAGAAGACCCCAGAATAAACAGGATTTATCCATAGATTTGCATACAGATTTCTTTGACTTGGATACACAATTAGCGATGACCGATGCCACCCGGTATCCTTACTTTATTTGGGAAGGGAAGTCAATCTTTGTTCGGGGAGATGTTGAGGTTGCCACCACTCAGGATTTCACCAATCAAAGCTCATTTGAAATTTTATCACAAATGAAATTTCAGGCACTCATTCAGGGCTTTCAGCCCAGGAACTCAAGTTGCTTAACTTGCTAAAAAACAATGTCAATATTTTCATTAACATGCCCCGATGTAGGGTGCTATCAGAATTTTCTCTGTGACCCAGAGTTTCAGAATAAGATCGTGGCGGTGGCTTATGTTCGTAAGTCTGCTGCCCTCACTGCCAACGAGAAGTCTACCGCTGACCTCTGGATAGCTGCTCTTTATGACCGCTATCTGAATGGAGAGGCTTACCTTGTGTTTAACACTTCTGGTGAAAAGCCAAGGCCTGAAACTGCAACCACTGCTGGCAGAGGTATGCAGAACACTAAGGCTCTTGCAAAGACACACACTGTCAATTATCAGGACATGCAGGGTGTTGTTCAGAACAATGTTCAGTTCTACAATGACATCCTTGCTACTGCTCAGAACTTCGACTTTTACTACTTCACACCTGGTCGCATCTGGGATGCCTCAGGTTATTATGTAACAGTAATCGGTGATCCAGTAGTAACTGCTGACCTGAACACCTACCAGATGGCTGAAGTATCAGTAAACTGGGTGAGCAAGGTCAATCCTCTGCCTTATGAGTTTGACACTGACACCTTCCTGGAGGGGCTGTACTACATCATCTCGATGCAGGGTGGATCAGATTACCAAGGATTCAACTGGACATCACTTTGCTCTGAAGGTACTGAAGAGGCTTTATTCGCAGCAGTGCTGAATGTAGGTGCTATCTCAGGCGCACCAGCATTAACATGGTCAATTGAACAGCTTGATGGCAGTGATGACATCAATGACATTGTTCTGACAATGGAATCATCTACCGGCACTCTTAACTGGGTGAATACTGCCAATGGCACATACATCTTTATGGTTACTGTTACCAATGAGTATGGATGCGTTTTTGGTCAGCAGGAAGTTACTTTGACCGTCAATTGCGGAGGCTAATTAAGTAAACATGGAAGAGTTAATCGGGGTACTCCTATCTAAGTTGCTCGACCGGAAAATCCGGGAAGGCAGGCACGACTACATTGAGGAAGCTCGTGAGAAAGCCGAGGAATTGGAGTATCACTTTGAAAACGAGTATCCCGAAAAGCTCCTCCACACTCAGCATCCGAGTGAAGAACCTTGGATGAAGGAGTACAGGAAGCGCAGATGGCAAGCACCGACTACCACTGCCACCGGAAGAGTATATACATTCCTGCAAAAGATTCAGCAGGCTGATGACTTTAAAATCAAGTTTGAGTCTGACTTCCAGAAGACAGGCATTGCTGAGCGCATAGGTTTAATGAACAACACTCTTGAGCATTATGTGGAGGAGGAGTTGCCAAAGACAGGAAGCCTTGAGAAGTGGCTCTTTAATGTGTTTTTGAAGACCTATCTAATGGATGCCAATGCAGTAGTGGTGACACTTCCTGACTATGAGGACTTCGTAGAAGACCCATCAGGCACTACTACACTGGATTGGTCAAGACCTTACCCTCAGATAATAGAGTCAGAAGACCTTATCTGGGAGGAGGAGGACTTTGTGATTACCAAGGTTGATGAGTATGTAGACATTAACCGCAAGAAGTGGGATCAGTTCCTCTGCATCACCACTCAAGGTTTGATGCTATTCAGGCAGATTAATCAGTACACCTATGACCAGCCATTTCAGGTATTCATTCTGCCCTATGAGTTTGGCTATCTCCCAGCCTGTAAGGTAGGCAACATTATCTATGAGGAGGAGGATGGCAAGTTGGTCTATGATTCAGTACTTGCTCCATGCTTGCCAGCTTGGAATGAGGTACTATTCAGGACTGATGACCTGAACATACTATGGGCAATGCATGCCCTGCCCCAGAAGTGGGCATTGAAAATGAGTCCATGCAAGACCTGCAATGGCACAGGAATAAGGACAAACAGAAAGGAGGAGAAGGTCAGTTGCAATGACTGCTCTGGTTCTGGTAGAGCATCAAGCTCACCATTTGGCCTGATGGAGATTAACATTGACCGAGTTTCAGCTGTCAATCCTACTCCACAGATTCCACCAGTGCCTCCGGCTGGCTACATAGAGAGGCCAGTAGAGACAGTTAAATTGTTTCAAGAGGACATATTACAAAAGGAATTTCAAGGCTTCAAAGCCATAGGTCTGGAATTGCTCAGCCAGATACCAGCTGCTCAGTCTGGCATAGCCAAAGAGTATGACCGAAAGGAGCTAAACACCTTCTGCTTTTCGGTGACCGTTCATCTGGCACAGATTTATCGCAAGGTCTGCTTTTACATCATGCTCCAGAGGTATAATGCACTTTTTGCATCTTCCTTGATGGACAGCGACAAGATACAGGCTGCACTTCCGCAAATCACTGTGCCTACTGACTATGATGTGATGACTGCCGACATGGTATCAGAGCAGCTCAAGAAGGCAGTGGATAGCAAATTTAATCCATTGATTACTGCCGGGATTGAGATGGACTATGTCGAGAAATTGTACGGAGAGAATAGCATTCAAAAGACCTATCTCAAGCTCCTGAGCAGCCTTGATCCACTGCCATTCAAGACCACAGATGAAAAGACTGTGTTGCTCTCCAGCAATGGCTGCTCTCAGCTCGATTACATCCTAAGTGCTAACCTTGCAGCATTTATCACTCAGAAAGTGGAAGAGGATGCCTTATGGTATGATAAGCCATTCAATGTGCAGAGGGCAGAGGTGTATGCTTTAGCAGCAGAAAAGCAGGCGCAGATTAGGCAATCACTTGTGCCAATAATGCCTGAAGGACTATGATATGGCAAAGACTCCTGAGCAGTTAATCAAGCAAATTCAGGAACTTCAGCTGGCAATTGAAAGCCGGATGGATGATGCTCTGCCCAGGGTATTCAGCAAGTTATCCGATCAGGTAATTGACCTTGCCTCTAATCTGTCACTTGATCCCAAGGACAGAGCCAAGTCATTGAAGGAGCTGATAAAACTCAAGAAAGAAATTGCTGACACTATTGTTACTAATGCTCCTTACCAGGCACAAGTGTCTGAGGTCATCAAGGGCTTTGAAATGCTTTCGGAGCTAAGCAATGAATACATCACTGTGGCATTAGGTGACTTCAGTGAAAAGAAGGCTCTCTATAAGGCTATCCTTGAGACTAACATAGCCACAACCAAGGATGCTCTGCTTGGTGCTGGCATCAGGGAAAACTTTGGCACAGCCATTCAAGAGGTACTGAAGGACAACATTGCTGGCATAGGCACAAGGTCTGAACTTAATAAGACACTCAGAAAGTTTATTGAAGGCACTCCAGAGGAATCAGCATTTCTGAATAGGTATATTAAGCAGACAACTAATGATGCTGTGATGACCTTTAACAGTGAGTATATCCAGACTATTGCGGAGGATTTGGATGTAGAGTATTATCTCTATGCTGGCACTGTCATAAATGACTCCAGAGCCTTCTGCGTTTCAAGGTCAGGCAGATACTTTACCACTGACCAGGTCAAAGCCTGGGCCAATCTAAAAGGCTGGGATGGCAGAATGAAAGGCACTAACAGCAGCACCATCTTTATTTACCGAGGAGGCTATAATTGCAGGCATCAGCTTTGGCCTGTGAGTCAGGAGCAGTATGAGGCTGCAAAGGAGAAGGGCAGAGCAGGTCTAAGATGATGGGGACACATTGTCCCCAGGTGACTACAACTTGTAGGCAACCTGTTCCAATTTGTCACAATTTCACCCTACCTTTTCACCCTACTTTCCTTCCCTATAAGCTAAAAGTAGGGAGATAGGCTTTAAATGTCTCTGCTCGATTACATTTCGGAGGCCATAGCCTAAGTTTTGCTGAACCATGACAGCAGCCATGCTTTGCTTTCTGATATAGCCTTGTAGAATTACCTCTGCTGCCTGTTCAATTGCCCAGCATAGGATGTAGACATCAGCCTTCAGCTCATCATTTAAATTGAAGACTAACTTCCCGGTCTTGTACTTGGTGGTCTTGACATCAATGTTATACTCATCCATCATAAGGTCAGTGCCTCCATCACCTTCCAGACCGCAAGACATATCCATTGGAATCTTGAGAGCCTTACTGACAGCATACTCACCCATGACACCGAGCATGTCAGCTGTCTGCTGGTCATTGCCCCAGTGCTTCTTATAGCGGTTAGGGTTGGCCTGATCCTTCAGGAAGTGCCTGCCATTGGCAAGCACCCGGAGCAGCTCCATTTCTCTGGGTGTAAAGGTTATCTTCAACGCTCATAGAGGATTACAAAAGTAAGTGATAATAAACGATATTTGAGCATGAAAAAGGCAAAGACAGGCAGCACTCCGGTAGCTAAAATTAGCTTTGGCAAGCGCAGAGAGGGCAAGCATAGTAAATCAAGAAAGCCAAAGGCAGCAAGACAGAAGGCATATAAAGGACAAGGCAGATAATGGCTGAGAAGAAGTTTCAAAAGAAGGTCAATGGCAGGACTGTTAAGTTTGGTGCAAAGGGCTATTCCATTGCACCTGGCACAGCCAAGGGCGATGCCTACTGTGCGAGGTCTTCTGGGATACCCAAATGCAAGGGGAAGAAACATTGCCCTAATGACTTAAGCAGACAAGCCTGGGGCTGTGTTGGTAAAAAGTCAGTAAAAAGTGCTGCTAAAAAATTTACCAGAACTAAGTAACTTTACAACATGCAACTGAAGTATTTTAAGCTTTCTGAATTTGACTCCCCCGATGCTCCTGGTTCAGGAAGCAACATGAAGGAGGAGTTCTTGGTTAAGCTGGACAAGGCCAGAGAAATTGCTGGTGTTGCCTTCCGGATTAACTCAGGGTTCAGAACTCAGGCTCATAATATTTCTTTGAAAAAAAAGGGATATAAAGCAGTAAGTAACTCTCCACATCTGGGAGGCTGGGCTGCCGACATCCATTGCAATGATTCGGTCAATAGGCTTAAGATTGTTCAGGCATTGCTTGAGGTTGGCTTTGTGCGAATCGGAATTGCAGGTACATTTATCCATGTTGATTGTGATCCAACGAAGCCACAGTCACTCATCTGGACATACTAATGACAACAGAAATCAAATCTGAGCTGGTCAAATTCATGGGTGATTTGCCTGCCTACGGAGCAATCTTAATTACGAATTTGACTAACCCTGATATTCAATTTTACAACGAGCTGGAAGCCTGGGCATACTCACATGGCTGGGCAGTAATTTTACTCTACCGTTTGGGAGTAATTATCCATGACATCCACAAGCGCATGATGCAAAAAGACCTGTGGGAGGATGAGAAAGGAGAAGTCAGGATGATGACTGGCTATGAAAAAATTTGGGTTGAAATCAAAAAGTTAAGAAAAAAATGACCGTATCAAGAGAAATAATTTTTGTCCTTCTGCTCATGGTTGGCTATGTTGCAGGTGATGTGTATTTCGCAAAGCAAGCACACCAGAAGCTGGATAAACTTGTCCAGGACAACGAGAATTTTACCACAGCAGCATTGTTCAGAGTTGCTCGGTGCGAGACAAGAATTGATAGCATTAAAGCTCAGACAAAGGCAGTGGCAGAATCAGTTATCTATGTTGACTCAGTTGCCACCACTAAGACAGGCAAATCGGAGAGAGCAGAGAGGAGGGGCAGATTTGTAGGTGGATTGCTGAAGGGATTAATTCCCGGACTATGATTCGCAATACCTTCGCCAAGCGGATGCAAGTGTATGCCTACACCTGCACTACTGCTGTGCTGATTGGATTGCTTTTGGGAGTGGGTTACCTCTATAAGATTAACCAGGTACAAGCATCTGATTCGGTGCTGATGTTTATTTTGGCTCAGGTGCTTGGCTCATGGGCAGCACTTACAAGCAAGATTTTCCGCATTACCTCAGCAGGCTCAGACAAAGCTGAGAATAATTAACTTTGTGCTTATGAATTGTCTTCAGAACTACATCGGACTGAAAGGCTGCACCACAGGTGAGCCATTGTCTGGCCTATACATTAATGACTATCCCGGCATGAGTTCGGAGCTGCTTGATAAGATAGCCACACCGGAGCAGGTAAGCTATGTGGGCATGTGGAACTCAGCGCAGAATGTTAGCTATGTTAAGATTAAGAGAGACATTCAGGCTGCCCTATACAGCGCAGCAGAGGCTCAGTTAGATCAGGTGCTATTCCAGACCAGAAAGGAGTTTGTGCAGCAATGGCAGCAGGTGCAAGTAGTTCCGGCAGAGGCTATCCTGAAAGGCACATTCGTAAGCATTCAGGGCAGCAAGTATTTGTCCTTAAGGGTTAAGCAGATATATATCTACAATGCCGGGCCAGCGGTCAATGGCATTGACTGGTTTATATTCCAGACTCAGGATGGCAAGCTGCTGGATAGTGGCACTGTTAATCTTGGTCCAGGAATGAATTATGTGCCGGTCAATAATGAGTTCTACTCAGACTTTGACAAGCTGAACATTATGGTGGCGGTTGACTGCACCAATCTACCTACCAGCACAGGCATGTTCAGTGATTATGGATGGCAGCAAATGGACTTGGAATGTGCCTCTCGTTTCAGCTACCTGTGGCGCAATGGGTGGAGCATCTTCCCGGTAACTGCTCCGCTTGGCTATGGCTTTGGTGATTCATGGAGTCAGGACAATAGCCAGTCTGGAGTGTACATAGATGCTCAGCTGCTATGCTCACTTGATAGCTTCATTTGCCAGCAAAAGGAGTTTCTTCTTGATGCCTGGGCAAATCTGCTCTGCTATCAGATACTCTGGCAGAAGGTAGCCTCACCGAGAGCCAACTACTTTGCTCAGGGCAACCGGGAATTTACCGAGAGGGCAATGGCAACTTTCCTTGATGGCTATCAGCAAAGTCTGGCTATCTGGGCAAGGCAGCTGAACCTAAGAGGTGAAGGTCTGTGCTTTAACTGCGATAATGCTGGCCTGATTCAGCAAGGATTTGTAAGGCCATAAGGCATAAGCTTACGGCAAGTACGGACAATTGCCGTACAATTCTGTCGCAAAAGTTGCCGATATTTGCGACAATATATCACGCAATATTGCGGCAATAGGATAGTTAGCGGTAATGCTATATATCCTCCAAAGGGACAGGGTGATAAGAAATGACATACTTATGACAGCTTTGAGCCATGTGTCCGTGATGCCATTCTCCATCAATCCATTGAGCAATTTCCCATCCGCTTTCAGAATAATGCGGACATCTAACTAAATACCAAGTTTCTTCTTTTGGTTCTTTTTCTGTTGTTTTTACAAGTTTCATTTTTATTTCAATTTGTGAAGAAGGGCAGCCGCTAACAAGGTATTAGCTATATGGCGGCTGACTTGCTTCGGTTAAACATTTATTTTAAATTCAACTGTGGTTCTTCGTATCGGCTGTGGTGCTGAAAATCCGGCACATCGCTAATACCCGAACCGTTAGCACACATTAAAATTTTAGTGTGTGCATCTTATCAAGATACTCGTTGAAAATTCGCCTTATGAAAGGTTCAAAAGGTTCGTAATCATTTTTATCTTCAATCCATTCTCTTACTTCCATTTCAGAGTTCCAAAGTAATACTCCATCAAAACTGATTGCATCTACAAATCCAGTAGTTGAGTATTCAAATCCTTTTTCAACTTCCCCAAACCTTTCATAAAGCTCGGTATTCAATTCTCTAACAAGTTCTGTGTAATCCATAAAATTTTAACGATGTGCTAACAGCGTATATGCAAGATACGCCATGAAGCGGTTTACAATTATTTAAGTTCATGGTTTGGCGTACCTCGCATATACGCAAAACGTTATCAGCAATTACTACATTCATTGTATCTTTGTCCTAATAAGACCCCTCACGCCTCTTCACAATGCTCACCCGGAGGGGTTTTCGATTTTTCTGCCCAGTACTCATCAAAGTCAATTAAGGCACGGAGGAACACCTTGCCTCTGGCATCAAACCTTATTAGGGCAGCATCCCAGGTTTCACCATGTTGCTGCCTTTCCATTTCAAGAGCCTGCTCAACAATGTCAGGCCACTTTGTAGAGCCTTTTAAAAAATCATGCTCCAAGAGCCATTCTACTGCTGTCATAGCTTCTCAATCTCCCTATTCAAATACCACTGCGCCTTCTTCAAGTCCTCCAGCTTGCTGCCCTTCTTGCCTGCCCTACTGATGTACTTTATGACATTGCCCAGGTTAAAGCCAAGCTCCCATGCCTCTATGACCTTGATTGCCTCATAGATGTTCTCTGCTCCACCATAGTGAGCAGGATGATCTACTGCCTGCAATGGCTTCTCCTCCGGCAGGCTGTTAAGGTAACTACTGATGATGTCTCCCATAGTTAAGGATAATAAAAAACTGGTTTAGGAATATTAAACTCCGACATGGTTCTGCCTCTAAGCTCTTCCATGTCTTTGTAAAGCTTGCCATTGAAATAATATCCAACATGCCTGGGCTTGCTCCGCATGTTAATAAGTTCAGCCTTAATCAGCACATCATTAACATCTACTTCGCCCTCATTGCTGACAATAAAGTCAATCAATTCCTCAATCGGTGTCGGGTTCATTGCTTTCTTTAATTAGTAATTGAATTACATGTCTAATATAGATGAGCGCATTCATGCCTCCCTGCCAATAGTTTCTGCTTGTTTTGTCATTGCCATCATGCTCCATCAACATCTTTTTTGATTTGATTTCCTTTTCTACAATGATAAGCACTTGCTCAAGATTGGTCATATTATTATGCGGTCAATGTTAATATCATGGGCTTCCTTTAGCTCATTCCAAGCCTCCCAGAGATGAGCCTCATCAATGTGCTTACCATCCTCTGATGTGTCTACCAATTGATTGAGTTTGTTGCGCCAATCCCAGATGAATAAAGCCATATCAAGTGACTTAACACAACGATAGTGATTAATTGCATCATCTGCATCATCCATATTAAAGGATAGTACTGCTCTCATATCTTTCTTTTTTTAAGGCTGTCCAGATGCCCGATGTGCTTGACAAAACCCCTGCACAAGGTCAGGCCAATGTAGCCGGCTTCGTAATACTTCTTGTTATACTGAATCTCAGCAATTGCATGATCATTGCTTCTCCACTCGCAGAAGTTGCTGAACTTGCCCATTGCTTTGTAATCGGATAGCCTTCGCAATCCGGGATTCCAGGTAAAGCCATGCCAATGACCCTTATACCGATGGGCAAGCTGCTGATATCTGACATGTTGTTTTGTTATCTTCATGCCCGGCAGAACGGTATGCCCATTGCGGTCAGAGGGATGTCTCATCCAGACACATGCACACTTAGGCTCAGCCTCCAGCACCGAGCGAGAATCATGGATAAAGCCTTCAGCATAAAACTCCCAGTCATCTTCGCAGTGAAAAATGTAAGGAGTAGTAACCTGAGAGTAGAGTGTATCAATTGCATGCACCTGACCTCGCCTGTTGCTGCTTGACCACTCAGCCATAATCTGCCAATGCCTCATCAGGAATCGGTCTAATTCCTTAACCAGGACAGCATCAATTGCACCGGAGTCATCGTGTATTAAGAAAGCTGCCGGAGGTAGTCCATCCCAATAGCTGACCAGACTGCTGATGGTTTTCTCAAGTAAATCCCATCTTCCGCAGCTGGTCAGGCAGACAGTTATATCTCTCTTATCCATTAATGTAGGCAATGAATTTTACAATTAATAAGCCAAATAGCAGAGTGTACACCATCCAGAACACTGACTGAATGCATGCTTCTTTGATGTTTACTTTCATAATTAAATAAAGTAAGAGTTGTCAATTAAAAGTAACTCAGTTCCTGGACTTGCCAAATAGTAGGTTTTGCCATTCCAAGCCATGATTTGTTGATCATATTGCTCTTTGGTAATTGTCACCCCTACAAATAGCACATGAATATTGCCTTGTGTGTGATGATAACTAATGTAATAGATTTCATCAATTTGATAGACCACCAATTGCCCACCCATCAGGCAGGCTCTGTGGATGTCTTGGATAGTGCCATCATAGATGTCTACCCACATTCGATTTTGTAAGTCAATCCTGACTTTGCTGCGCATGTTATTCATAATTAATTATTGGTTAGATTTGTGATGCAATAAAGGCAAAGGAAAAATAACTGCAAAAATATTTTTAAAAATAATTTATGCCAGTCTATGACAGCACCTCTGCCTTCCTCCGGCAGCAATTCAGAAACTTTAAGGAGGCATCCAAAGCCGACAAGGTACTGAGGGCTGCTGCCCTTTATGCTGCTCCTGCTGTTCAGGATAGAGTTCAAAGTAGTGGCAGAAAGTCTGATGGTACTCAATTACCTCCCTATGATTCTGGGCGCACAGTAAGCACTGCCAGCCCAATAGGTAAGAAATTCGGAGACATTGCAACTAAAAAGCAAGCCAAATCCTTTGGAGATCGGGCATCGTTTAGCAGCTATAAAGAGTTCAGGCAAAGACTTGGCAGGCAGGTTGCCTACATGGACTTGACATTAACCGGAGACATGTGGGCAAGCTGGAAGCCAGTGCCAATAAGCAACACTGCCTATGGTGTTACCTTCACTTCAATTGAGCAGGCTAAGGTTGCCGGATATTTGGAGGAGAGATTCGGTGCTATTTTTGAACTTTCTGACCAGGAGCTTGACCAATCGCTTCAGATCATCAATCGACTGGCAACTCAAATCCTTGCTAAATGATAGTCACCAAGGTAACCGTTGAATCTGCGCTCAAGAATCTCTGCGATAATCTGGCAGGTACATTTGTCAACAACATGCTCAACTATGGGGAGGCTGTTGAGAGCATTGTAGAAGGCAGTGCTGGCAACTATGTAACCAAGGATGGACATACTTATTGCGCTGTCAATGACACCTATCCTCTGGTAGTGTTTCTGGTTCGGGAATCAGCCAGCCTTGAAGCAACTCCAGCCGGAGGCAGAGCCAACAGCCTGCTCAGGACAGTCAACTTTAAATTAGTAGCTAATTCAACTTTTGAGAATGCCGAGTTCGGCATTACTTCCATCATCAACAGAACTAAAGGTATAACTTATGCCGGTACGGATTTCAATTCCAAAGCAATCGCCAACCAATACTTCGGGCTACCAGAGCGAAACTTTGAGACCTACTTCTTCACAATTGACTTCGCTGTCACGGAGCGCATCAGTTGTGCAGTTGCCTGTTGATGCTATTTACTTTATCAGTTTAAAAAAGGCCAGTCAGCGAAGGAACAGACTTCTCCAGCACCTAAAAGGTCTGAAAGATGCACATGGCAGACCTCCGCAATGGCATGAGGCCAATGATGGCAATAAGCCTGGTCATGTGGTTGACAATAGCCTGAAGCGGTCAAGAAAGCGACCTAATATGTCCATTGGAGAGATAGGCTGCTGTGCTTCTCACCGGGAAGTTTGGACATCTATTGTCCAAAATGGTCATCAAACTGCATTGGTTCTGGAAGATGATGCCAGGTTTGAGATTAACAAATTGCAAAACCTGATTAAGCATTGGGATAAGCTGCCAGACTTTGACTTCCTGCATTTAGGATGGGAATATTATGCTGGCTACAAGGAGCAGACAATTGAGAAGGTGAGCATTCCAGAACTGCCTGATCTCTGGAAAGGCGATGGAATGTGGCTAACACATGCCTACATCATTACTAATCATTGCGCCTTGGATTGGCTTCAGCAAACTATTGTGCAAATCAATGGTCTGGATGCCCTGACAGCAGACATGCAGAGTGGTTGTCTGGCCTATGGCTTTAAGCCAGCCATTGCCTACCAGGAGCGAGGCACTTCAGGAATGCTCCGCAGTTCAATACATCACACAGGGTAACTTAATTCGTAACTTATATTAAACAAAAATGGATAATTTACAGTACATCCGTGATGCCATCAGACAGCATGGCAATCGCACTCAGGTAAAAGTAATTCGTTGGGAAATCAACCCAGTAACAGGCGCACAGGATACTCCCTATGAGGTATCTGTCAATGCTCAGATTGCTCTCCGAGAATTGCAAAAGCCAGTTAATAAG